ATTTTCCGAAAATTTAATACCATTGTGTGATATGATCTCATCGAATGAAAAGAACAAACTATCAGTATCAATATATCTAATAACCTCTCGTTCAATCTTTTTACCAGTTAAATTTTCAACGTATTTGGTCAAGATCTCAGAACCTTGATTGATAATAGCCTGCCCAGATAATGTAATCGACCTAGCTAGATCATCGTCACCCAATGTGAAGTATTTGTTACCAAAAGCACCATATATAGAATTAAGAAAAATCTTCAAAGAATGCTGCTTAATGTCCAACAGCCTAGATTCATACTGTAGTTTTTTTATTTCAGACGGATCTTTTTCAGTAACAAGAAGCTTGTTAACCTTATCCATCCTCTTTCTGGCATCAACCCTTTGTTTATAATAAACATCAATGATTTCAGGAAATAAACCCTTCTTCTTCTGTGTGAAAAGAATATTGGCCTTTGATATGGCAACAGACTCCTTCTCCACTAATTTATTAAATGACGATCTACTTATTTTGTGAATATCGTCATTAATGCCTCTTATAGTTACCATCTCAGAATCTTCGTCTACTATTGCTCCCAATTTTGTTTCTGGTGATATGTTAAGTGTCACCATGGTATTTGGGTAAAGAGAGTTGGCGTCGAAAGATACTAAATTATTATGTACTCCGCTTTCTGGCTCTTTAACAAAGGCACCCTCGTTTTTGCTCGTTTTATTAACATCTCTGATAAGAGTATGTATTTTCCTATCATGGTGTCTAGCTCTAATGGCGGCGGCACCTGTGATTACACCAATACTGTGTAATGCGCTTTCCATTGTAGTTAAACCCATAATCGATAGGGATCTTAATAGGTCCATATACTTTAGCGAATCGTCCAACTTAACCAAGATCCTAACGTCCTGTATATTGTAATCAACGAAAGTCTCCCAATCTTCATCTGCCAAATCAGATAGATTACCGCCACCAAAATCTATCTTGTTTTCACCCAATTCTACGGATGCTATTGTATCTAGTTTATAGTTTTCTCTAGGAGATACGCAGAATTTCCTATAAGCATCAAGATAATCAATACAAGATACTCCATCAATAATCCAAACTGTTTCTTCTTTTCCAAATTTATTGAAACCCATTCTACTGTAAATATTCTTCGTGGGTGATAATCTGGCAGCATCATCATCACCGCATATTTTCTTAATTCTATTAATCAAATAAGGAATATCGAAAAATTTCGTGTTCCACCCAGAAAGCACATCCATATGATCCTTACATACAAAATCTAAAAATTTTTCCAATAATTGCTTTTCAGATGAACAATGAAAGTATTTTACATCAGCGTCCTTGGCTTTGTATGCGCTAAGACCCCATGTATAAAATTTTTCAGATAAACTATCATATAGAGTTATAACATTAACAGGAGCAGGAGCTATATCGGCATGAGGAAATCCTTCGTCTTTGGAATACACCTCAATATCGATATAGAATACCTTAAGTGGGTGTTTATTAAATTCTGGTTTCTCATATTCCATGTGAAACATATCAACTAAAAATTGCTGATATACGTTTAAATTCTCAAAAAGCCTGACACTGCTATCTAGTTCTTTAACAAATTTACTCCTATCATATTGAGTAGGAAATACTTTCTTTTTTAATTTAGTATTAAAAATGCTAGTAGCATCAGGTGTTCCGTTAGTTTCTATGTACAGGTACGGTCTATATGTGGCCTCAACGGTTATTCTCTCACCGTTACCGCCCCAAGTACCTAGGTTTACACAACGTTGTTTAGAATTGTATGAAATATTACGATACATTATATAAAAAATTCAAAGGAAGCATAAGTAATTATAGACACTATGGAAGAGATTACAAGAAAATTTTTTACTTTAAACGAAGTTTGTCCACCAGAGATACCAGATTGTGCAAATCTAAGAAGAGAATTTGCAGAAGCATTGGATGCAATGAAAAGGGGTGGTGGCTGCAATTCTTGCGCAGAAAGGCAGTTAAAGAATTCTTTCACTGCCAGGATTGCAGCAACCGTTAAATTATAGATGATTGAGTATTTGATAGGACTGTTAGCAACGAATAGTCTATTAATACTATGGTTTTTTTCCCCATTAGCCAGTTCATTGGGAAAGTATATACTCAAAAGAAATGACGTATATATGCTTGAAAACCTAATTGACATTATATCAATTAGGTCTCAATTTTTGGCAACATTATTATCCTGTTGGATATGTTTAAGTTTCTGGCTTTCTTTAGTCGTTGGAATTATAGTTATGATTATATTTCAAATGGAATGGTATTTTCCATTATTGACATATTTAACATATCCATCCATTCTCTACATCATTAAGCAACTATACCGTTGATTTTATTTAAATATTTTCTTCTAGGGTCACCATATCCATATGAAAATAACTCTTGATAGCAAGATATGTTTTCATCATTTTCCAACCATCTCTTATTGGCATCTGATCTAGCTTTAGCGGAAAGGTTCATGTAACGTCCCTTCTTACTTAGAACATCATCAATTTGAGCTATCATCTCATCACCAGTCTTAAACTTGAATTTAGCATCTTCATAAGTACACAGATCCTGACACGCGATAGGTATGCCGAAGCAATTAGCTTCTACTAATTTCAAATCAGACTTTGATTTATTGAAATTATTATCTTGTAATGGGGCTACCATCATATTGACGCGAAGATTTTTTATCTTCTCCCCATAAAAATATAGATTTGCCCATGGGTGAAATTCTATTTTACCAGATTGTATTAAATTTTTAAGAGGTAATGGATATGCCCCTAAAAACACCCATTGGTACTTATCGACTGTTTTGGCTATGGCCTCGATAACGTGAGCAAAGTCATCATTTTGGTTAACCCTATTATCAACATCAAAGTGAGCACCAGAACCAGCATAGAGGATTCTCGGTTTCTTCTTATATGTATCATAGTTTGCAGAGATAGCCCTCTCATCATAGAAGTGACCCAACCAAAATTTAGGTGGAAAATTAGGAATAATTGTAACATGTTTGTGGCCTGTTTTTTCCATGTAATATTGTTTCATGAAAGGACAAGTTACAGTAACCTCATCACATAAAGACATGATTTCTTGACAATTTTTTCTAATTTCTGGATCAGTGAAAGCTGGTTTATACTTATTGTACTCTGGAATATCTTCCGAAAACACAATATCATCAATTTCATAAATAATTCGAAATCCAACTTGTTTAGATACATCCTTTAAGAATTTAACAAACTGAAGTTGATGGCTGGTAGCCTGTCTCTGAATTCTTACAGCTTTGACATTAACATAGTATCTGGGATCTAGGTTCATTACAGTCGAACCATGCACCGTAAAATGATTAAATGCATTCAACAAATGCTCTGGCCAAATCATTCTCCAAAAACCACAACCACTATAGTCAGCGTAATACTGTAAAACTCTAGGAATATTCGCTTCTGGTGGAGTCATATCGTCCTTTTTTGTTTCAGTTCTGATTGCTGGATTAGGACTAGCAGCATTTCTCAGAAATGGGGATGTTATCAAACTGTTGGGTAAATGAATCATGTATTAATAATTAAATATGCTTTGTTAAAAATCAAGTGTTTCGTGTTCTATTCTTTTAGTTATTCCGTTATTTTTTTCCAAAAATACAACTTCTCCACTAGCAAGTTTAGAACATTCTTTCCTATGAGATATTACATATATACCATAGGAGTATTTTTCCACAAAATCATTAAGTAATCTGACCACGTTTTCAACTCCAGCGGAATCTAAACTTGTGTCTAAAAGTTCATCATAAAATTGAACATTGTAGTAAACGTTCGTTTGCATTTTTAACATATCAATGAATGCAAACATAACAGCGAGGTCAATGGCTTTTCTTTCTGCTCCACTATAATTAAAGTACATAGTCGGTTTACCTCTTTCATTTTTAATATCCTCATCAAAGTATTGATCAAAGGTTATAACCGCATTGGAATTCAATTCTTTAAGATAAAAAGATATCTTAGAATTAAAGAGTGTGAGTATCTTCTTGATAACATAACTTTTAACACCTTCTTCTGAAAGAACGAATTTAACATTATCAAGAACCTTAAACTCCTTTTTCTTTTTTAAAATTTCATTATCAAATTTCTTATATCGTTCAATTAAATCATCAACGCCTTTCTCTTCTTCTACCGAGGCTTTATTTAAGTCTTCTAGAAGAGATACTTCTTTACCAACTTCCTTTTCAATATATGATATCTTTTCCTCATCATTTTTCTTCTGCTGGATATTTAAATTATTTTTGTTAACATTATCATTCAAAGAATTAATACCTTTATCTATCAGTTCGACATTCTGCTTGAGCACTTTTAAAGAAGCCAATAATGAAATACTGTGGTTATTTAATTTCCCAATTTCATCAGATATGTTTGCTTTTCTTTCATCAACATGTTTAATGTCATCTTCAGTAATAGCCCTTAAACATATAGGACATTCTTCTTTATCAGTGCCTATTTTAGACAAATTATCTTTTGATATTTTTATTTTAGTTACCGTCTCAGTACTCTCTTTAATAAATTCTTGAATCTTATCATTTTCTGTGCTTTTTTTAATTTTAAGTTTATCTATTTTTTTAATACTATCTGAATTATCATCTATTTTATATTTTGATACCTTCTCTTTCAGTTTTTCAAGTTGATGATCGTAATTGGATATATTATCATTAATTATTTTTTTACGTTTTTCCCTTTCTTCTGAAATTTTAGTATTTTGAGTGGTAATTATTTTTATAGAATTACCCAACTCTGTTTGTTTACCTCCCAAAAATTCTATTTCCTTTTTACTTTGATTGTAATTGTCTTTCAAAGATATGTTCATCCTAGAAAAAACGTCCAGATTAAAAATACCCTCAATAAATTTACGTTTATCGATTTTTTTCTGAGCCATAAACGGTATTGTTGAGTTTATAGAAAGACAAATGCAATTTGAAAATATTTCAGGTGTCAGGTTCAAAATAGACAATACAAACTCCGTAGTGTTAGCCATACTGTCTCTACTAATATCAACACCATTTTCGTACAATGTGCATTTGGATGGTTTTATTGTGCGTATGATTTCATATTCCTTATCATCTATACTGAATTCGAGGCTTGCCTCGGCGGTTTCGTTGGTAACATTGTTGCTGATGAATTCTTTCTTCAATTCCCTAGTTGTTTCACCAAACAATGCAAAATAAAAAGCATCAACGACACTACTTTTACCTGTTCCATTTTGCCGATCCATCAAATCTCTATTAATACCAGTAATGATATTAAGTCCTTTAACAAAATTGACAACAACTGGTGTTTTACCTATGCTAAGAAAGTTTTTAGCTTTCAGTGTTTTGAAAATTACCTTTTTCATGTTTGTTTATATAAATCTATTGTATATTTTGAAACATCTTCTTTGTTCTCTATGTCCAATAAGGATACGAAGTCAGTGATGGCTTTCTCCATATCAACGCCAGATAGATCATATTCATCATCAATTTTTTCCGACACTGGATTAAACGATACAGTGTTATCAAATGATAGACACAGAGGGATGAGTTTCTGTATGTTAGATGTGCATTTATCCAAATCATCTATTTCAATGTTTCTATCGACAATAATTTTTACTATATTATCTTTCACAACATCTTTAAAATTATCATATTCTGATAATTTTATTTTTTTATGTTTTGGTGAAATCACGTTTTCGTAAAAATCATATTCCAAGGTATCAAAATTAATAATATAGTAACCTTTACTAGATTCAGTGTCACCAAAGTCCATTTCGAAGGGGTTTCCAACATAATTTATTTTATAACCATTGTATTTTCTTTCATCTCTAAGATGAAAATGACCGCTAAAAATTAAAGGGGATTTCTTACCTAACATCTGAGCATTGAAACCATGTTCACATAGTTTGTAGCTATTCATTTTGAATGTTTCGATTTCAAAATGCCCCATAAGAACATCGCATTTCGGTATATCAGCATATGTTGTACCCCATGGACACATAAACACATTTTTATCACCCATTTCAAACATTTTAGGTTTATCGACTATCTCTATATTTTCATAACCCTTAAATATAGATAACGAATGAACGTCTGCTTTATCTTTGAAGAAACTGCAATGATTGCCTACAAGCATGATCAATTCAAAGTCTTTGAATTTTTCAGTTATATTAGATGCAATATGTAAGGTATTAACCGATATTTCGGATCTAGAATGAAAATAATCTCCTAAAAAAAGTATTTTCTTTATCTTCTTTTCTTTAAGTTCACTAATGAACCAATCAGACCAATCGTCAGCTATTTTATGCCAAATGCTACTGTTTTGATGCAAACCCAGATGGAGGTCTGAAAATATAGCGTAATTATTATCCACGCTATATTATACATCAATTAAACATAATTGTCAATCTTATCTATTGGAGCGGATCTGGTGTAAACTCTATGTGAGCCACAGTTTCCCTCCTCATTCATCATTATATCGAAATTTCTCTCTTTATATTCTTCAATGACTTCGTTGTGCTTCTTTTCTTTTTTTATTCTACAGATAAATGCATGATATGCTATGGTTGTGAAATACCCAAATGGGGAAAAGCCTTTATTCAATTTGAATTTTTTATGAAGAACTGCCTGATACATTTTTAAAACAGCATCTCCAACCATGTCTTCCTTATATGAATAATTGATAAAGTTTGGAGCATATGATAAGCCAGTAGCTATTTTCTGAATGGCAATACCTAAAAAATCACTGATTTTATCATTATCATAGTATTTGATCAACTCATCTTCAAATTCTCTAGCATTAACATAATGTGGTTTGTTTTCTGCTTTTTTTCTTTTTTTCTTAACTTTTAATTCTTCATCGTTCATATATTTTTATAGTTTGGTGTGAAATCTTCTCTTGATCGTAAAATTCTTGACGTTTTCTCTGATGCTGTATCCCATAGTATAATTGATCAGCAATATCTATGATGTATAATGTATTTTTACTAGAGTGTAATCTAAGTCCTCTACCTATACTTTGCAGAACTTTTATTTTTGATTTACCACCTCCTCCGAAAATAATATAATGTAAGTTTTTAATATTTATACCAGTTGAAAATATTTTAGAAATAGCAACGCATATGATGTTTTCTTTATATTCCATTATTTTACGTATCCTCTCCCTATCTTGAATCTCAACATCGCCCTTTATGTAAAAAACTTCTTTATTTTTTAAATCATTTTTCAATTGATTGAAAATAGCCTCACCATGATCGATGTAATCTACTAATATTAAAACATTGTTCTTGGAATTTCTGGATATTTTAGATATAGTATCATTTCTAAAATTGCTATTTTTTAAAAAA